ACATTTACTATCATTTACAAAGATTAACAGCAAACCAGATGAACAAAGAAACAATTAACAAAGGAGATTATATTTATATACAAAATAAATACACCGCTTCATTGAGGAAAGTAATTTATAAAAGTAAAAATATAATAGAGTTTAAATATGGCTGGTGTTTTATTGACCAATTAAAACCAAATCAAAATAAAGCTTCTAAAGTTAGATATATCTTATTAGAGGAATAACACCAGAGAATAAAACAAATGCAACCAGAGAGCCTTACATTAATTTGTAGGGCTTTTTTTTTACCTACTTATTAACTAACTTTGCAAGATTAATAAACGGAAATAAACGAAATATAAAGAAGATATGGCCAGATTTACAAAAGGAAATAACGCAAATCCAAACGGCAGACCAGTTGGCGCTGTTAATAAGATTAATAAAACGATAAAAGAAAGCGTTTTAAATGTATTTAACAAGATACAAGACGACCCACAGCACAATTTAGAAACATTTGCAAAGAAATACCCCAGAGAATTCTATTTGATAGCCTCGAAATTGATACCTACTGAAATGATAGGCACTACCGAAACTATTATAAAGGTAACCATACCAGAGGAAAGACAAATTGAAAGCGAAAATATTATAAGAATTTAACCGAAAAACCCCCAAAATGAAGCGTTTTATCGGGAAAACACCAAAAAAAAGCTAAAAAACCCCTAAAAAAAGCTGTTCAGAATTTTGCACACACGAGTTAAAGAATAGCCCCCAAAATGAGTTTTTCCCAAATTCGGTTTTTCGCCTCCCCAAAATTTTTTTTTCTGCCCAAATTGGTTTGTTTAAGGCTCACTACAATCATTTAGCACCTTGAGTGGTATAAGCACCTAACTTTTAGTTAAAGTGTCTTATATCGCTTTATTTTAAGTCAAATGTAAATAAGGTTCAACCTCAAATTTTTTTTTAGCTCAAAATTGATTCGTATTGATACGCATTTATCCAAATAATGAGCTACAAATTCCCAAATTAGGAACTTTAGTAAATTTAGTAAAACTTTAGTAGGGTTTTAGTAGGGTTGCTTACGGGTTTTGTAAGGGTTTAGTATTACTAACGCAAAAGGTTAGTAAGGATATAGAGTGTCCGAATTGACACTTAATATATAAAGTCAAAAAGGACACTATAAATATTGGGGCATTTAGGGTGTACCCCCTATATACGATTTAGGATTATTTTGGATGTCCAAAATTTTTATCTTTTAGTTGTTTGTTATAGTAATTTGTAGTAATATTGCATTATGGCAGAATTAAGTGTTGAATTTCCAAGAGTTAGCCAAATGGTTAATAAGAAGTTTGAGGACATTTGGTATAACGAGGATAGATACTTGTTACTTTATGGTTCAAGGGGTTCTTCCAAGTCTAACTTTGCTGCTAAGAAAAAAGTATTCCAATGTTTGACCTTTCCTTACTTTAGGGATATTATGATTCGTGAGAGTTATAACACGATTAAGGATAGTCAGTTCCAAACTATTAAGGATATTATCTACGAATGGGGATTAGAAAGCCTTTTTCACTTTAAAGAGAACCCTTTAGAGATTCATTGTAAGAATGGTAATATCTTTTATGCTCGTGGTTGCGATGATGTAGATAAAATCAAGTCTATTAAAGACCCTTCTGGTGCTTGGTATGAAGAAGCAAACAATATATCTCAAGAGGACTTCTTAACCATCACTACTTCTATTAGAACATCTAAAGCTCCGTATCTTCAAGAGATAATGACACTTAACCCAGAATGTAAAGGAGATTATCACGACTTTTGGGTTTATAAGATGTTTTTTGAGCCTTTAGGAGAAGAAATGGAAGGGAGAGGAAGTTTAGACATCCAATTAAACGAGTTTGAAACATTAAGCACTCCTTATACTGTTCATCACTCTACTTACAAAGATAATCGCCATGTTGGTAAAGCATTTATGGCTCAATTAGAGCAATTAGCAAATGTTGACCCTTATTACTATCAAGTTTATGCTTTAGGGCAATGGGGAGAGAAAAAAGCTCAAAATCCTTTCTTTAGTGCGTATGATAAGAACAAACATACCAGCGATGAGCCTAAATACGATTATAGAAAACCACTTTACATATCTATTGACTTTAACTTAAATCCTTTCTCGGTTTCTTTTTATCATCTTTGGAGAGATGCTTACGGAGAACACCTACATTGCTTTGATGAAATGGAGATTTATGGTGGTTCAATACCAGAACTGGCCGATAGGATTAACCAGAAGTATGGAAGAAGCTTACCGATGTGTAAAATAACTGGGGATGCTATGGGTAATAGAGGAGATATATCACAAAGGGATAACGCTTCGCTTTATTTACAGCTTGTCAGACTTTTAAAAGGAGTTAGAGTAACCCAACTTTATACACCAGCCAACCCTACTCACGAAAATAGTAGAGCAGATTGTAATTACTTCCTTTATCACTTTGATGACTTTAAAGTAAGCACAACAAGTTGTAAGGGTATGATTCGAGATTTAGCCAATATGCAAGTGGATTCATTTAACTCCATTATTAAGAAAAATCGTAAAGATGTGAACCAAAGAGCCGATTTTGGGGATAACTTTAGATATATGGTAAATACCTTTATGTTTGACTGGATTAAAAGACATTCAAAAGGAAGTAGTAGGATATATAAAAAATAATTATCTTTGTAGTATGGGATGTATAAATTGCACAAGCACAAGACCAGTATTAAGCTGCGTAACTAATTTAAGAATTGGAACAGTAGGTATTTCTACTGCTTATTATGTTTATTTTAGGAATAGTTCAAGTGGTAAGTTAAATAGAGTAAGTGCTACTTCAAGCATAGTAGGTTTACTTACGGCTGTAATAGACTTTGACCCTTTAGCTAATTCTCAGTACGAAGTATGGGCAACCTTACAAACAGCTGAAGATATTGATGCCAGAGTAGTAATTGGTATTTCTACAATAGAAACAGATTGCTTCTATGTGCAATTCCAAAGAGTTTACAATAGTTCAAATGCTTCAATAACTGCAACTAATCAAACATTAGCCTTAGCATAATGATTTACATATCTGTGATTATATCACTTGTAACTTGCTCAATAGCGATTATGAGTGATTACAAAGTAGGAGAGCCTAAAAGGTTTCAGATGCTCTTATATTGGCTCAAAAAGCCTATCGTGGACTTTAGAGAGCGAATAGAACACATTTGTAACGAAAAGAAAAAAGATGCAAGAGAATATTACTCAAATGCTATTAATTCTTTACAAGACAATGATGTAAGAAACTTTAAAGTAAAATACTATATGGACTTACAAGATAAGAAGCTTGAAGAAGTCGAAGCTTGGAAAGAGCGTAAGCTTAATTATGAGTTTTACCTTAAACCAGTCATTCTTTGCGTATATTGTATGCCATCTTTCTGGGGTTCTATTATCTATGTGAGCTTAAACGGATTTACCAATCCAGTAGAGTGGATTTTATCTTGCACTATGAGTGTATTCATAAATGCTTTTATCTGGGACTTATATACTAAACTAAACTAATATGATTATTGCCAAAAACTTACAATCAGTTTACAAAAACAACAAAGAAGAACTTTTAAAACTTATAGCCAAAGACCAGAACAAACCAATCGGGTTTGATGAGTTAGAATACTCGTTTGTGGATTTACAAGGCAAGAAATACTATTCATTCCCAGAAGCAACTGCTTTACCTATTGAAAGATTGGCTAAAATGGAAGAATACAAGGTTTATATGTCAAGTGGTTTACATTCTGATATGGTTACTGAGATAACAGAGTATATGGAATCTATCTTAGCAAAGATTGTAAACTCTGGTCTTGATAACGAAGTAAAAAAGAACTCATCTAAAAATATTGGAGATTTAGGAATGTTGATTAGAGAGTTAAAAGAAAGACAAAAGACCTTTATCCCTATTGAGCTATATTATGCGTTCTTAGCTATCCAATTAGTAAGAGAGGATGAGAACCCACATATCTTTAACAATAGCGTTCACAACTCTAAAATAGCTGCCTTGATGGATTTGAATGAAATGAATGGTGGGTTTTTTTTTGGCCAAAGGGAATCGAAACAGCTTCAAAGCTGGTTGAATATGTTAGAACCAGAATGGAACGAATACTGGCAGAACTCAATACAGTTTCATCAAACAAGAATAAAAGCATTAGAAACTTACTTATCAACCAGATAATCATCGCAATGCGTGATGATAGAGAACAGCTTCTGATGCGACTTTCTGATGGAGATAAAGTGCAATACGATTCCTTAAAGAAGGCCAATGTAAGGGAATTTTTGAATAAATTTGCTATATTTGTAGATGAGTTGAAACAACCTCAAGTGCCAAAGTAACAAGGCAAATAATGAGTTACCTTTAATAAGATACCATTATGGCACAAGTAATAGAAACCGTATTTTCAATCAGAACCGAGGAAAGCGTAGCTAACCTTAATGAAGTTGTTGGAGCTTTAGGCAAAACAGAAGCAGCTGGTAAAAAAGCAGCAAGAGGGGTTTCTGATGAATTAAACAAAATACCAGCAGCAACTAAAAAAGCAACTTCTGGATTTAACGGTCTATCAAACTCAATCAACCAAGTTTCAAGAGAATTACCAGCTTTTGCATTCTCAGCTCAAACTGGTTTCTTGGCTGTATCAAACAACATTCCTATTTTAATTGATGAAATTACTGCTTTAAGGAGAGCTAATTCTCTACTTGTTGCTGAAGGTAAAGCTTCTGTTCCAGTATGGAAATCAGTTGTAGGTGCTTTATTTTCTTGGCAAACAGCTGTATCGGTAGGTATATCATTAATGGTTCTTTATGGCAAAGAATTAGGTAGTTTTTTCACTTCTCTATTTAAAGGTAAAGAAGCAATGGATGCTGCTAAAATTAGTTTAAATGCTTTAAATAAAGCTTATGATAGCCAAGAAGTTAAATCTGGAGTAAGTTCTTTATTGCAAATGAGAATAAATCTTTCAGATGCAAAACAAGGGTATATTGATAAAACGGCTACTTTAAAAGAATATAATAAAACTTATGGAATTACTTTTGGTATTGCTAAAGGAGTAGAAGAAGCAGAAAAGAACTTAATAAATGGCACTCCAGCATATATAAACGCTTTAGTACAAAGAGCAGCAGCTACTGATTTAATTAATCAAGCTTCTGCTGATTTAGTAAAAAGAGATAAAGTAGATAAAGATAGATTAGAATTAAATGATGCTATAAATAAAAGAAAATTAAAAAGAGCAAACGAAGCTTATTATGATGAAGCAGATGATTTTGTATTAAAGAAAATGCAAAATGATAAAGCTGCTTTAGATAGAGAGGTAATAGATTTAGATAAATCACAAAAAACTAAATTAGAATTAGCACAAGGATATGCAGATAAAGCTGCAAAAGTATTAAAAACTGGATTAGGAGATACTGGTAAAGGAGGGGCTGAAGTTCTTAAAACCGAATTTGAAAGATTACAAGAGCAAATAGAGAAATTAAAAACTCAAATTGAAAATGGCATCTATACTGGTAAAAATGTAGATAAAGATATTGCTCTATTAGGTAAATTAGAACAAAAAGTAAAAGATGTAGAAAAAGCATTTAGTGTGCTTACTGGAGAAGATGCAGAATTAAACTTTCAAGCTGCTATTAAGGATTCAGAAGCATTTTTAAATGAAATAGGGAAACAATCATCTGATGACTTAAAAGATAGAAGAAAAGAAGATAAACAAGCTATTGAAGATAAACTTTCAGCTAATAAAGAATATTATTTAAGATTAAAAGAATTGGCTGGAGATAACCAAGCCCAATTAGATGTTTTAAATCAAAATGAAATACTAAGCGATATTGAAGTATATAAAGCTGCAATAGCTGCTGGGGAAGATTATGGAGATAAAAAGTTAGCAGCAGAAGATAGATTAAGGATTCTTAGATTAAATATTGATAAAAGATATGCTAAAGAGAAAAAAGAAATAGAGAAAGAAATAGGAATGGCTTCAATAGAAGTTGCTCAATCTATTGCTGATGGTATATTTAAAAATAAAAGAGATAACGATGAACAATCTAAAAGCATTGAATTAGCTAATATTGAAGATTTAAAAGAGAAGAAAATTATATCAGAAGAAGAATACGCTAAAAGAAAAGCTGATATAATGAATAGAAATGCAGAAACTCAAAGACAAGCAGATTTAGCACAAATTCAAGTTAATACAGCTATTGCTATCTTGAAAACATTTGCTCAACTTGGATTTACACCTCAAGGTATTTTAGCTGCATCTTTAGCTGCTATACAAGGAGCAATACAATATGGATTTGCATCATCTCAACCATTACCTAAATTTTATGCTAAAGGTACTGATAGAGTAACTGGTGGTATTGCTGGTAAAGATAGTGTAAGTGCAATGTTAATGCCTAACGAAGCAGTTATTCCAGCTAAAGAAAATATGGAAAGACAAGGATTGGCAAAAGCTTGGATTAGTGGAGATTTAGATAAGCATTTAGCTATGAATTACATTAATCCAGCTATTGATGAGGTTAATCGTAAATGGGAGATGTCATTGAAGTTAAATCAACAAAGTACATTTATAAGGAATGATAACTTTAACGATAGGAAAATTGTAGGAGAATTAATTAAATCCAATAGAATAAATAGAAGTATAGCTAATAGCTTGAATGATAAGTCAGTTAAATCTAAACATAGAAGATTGTGGAATTAAGTAATTATAGAGTTTATTTAGGTGGTAAATTATTAAAGAATATACCTCAAGGTTTAGATACATTCCAAAAGGAGTTCCAAAGAGATAATGACCTTTTTGGTGTTTATTCAGTAAGCTCTTTTAACTTAATTTTTGTTGGAGATGGGTATTGTATTCTTAGGGATTTCCAAAATGATTTAAACTCTTGTAAATTAACTATTAGGATTGAGCAAAAATGCAATAATATCTGGGTAACAAAATTTACTGGTATTATAGAATTAGGTTCTGTTGTAATAGATGAATCTGCATCTGAAGCTACTTGTGAAATGCAAGATGATAGTCCATTAAGTTTAATTATACAAAATGCTTCTGTTGATATAGATTTACAATCAACTAAAAGCTTATTTGGTAATCCCATAACTCCAATAACCCAAATAACTGATACTTTATTTTCTCCTACAAATAGTTCAGCTTATACAAATAGGTATTTTTACGATGCTAAAGAAGTTGTAAGATTCCTATTAGAAGCAATAACAGAAAAGACTGTAAATGTAACAAGTAGCTTTTTAACAAAAAGTGTACAAGAAAATATATGGGAAATTCAATATACTGGTAATCTTAGTAATATAGTAGATACAACTATAACATTTAAGAATTTTCAAGGAGATGTTGTTACTATTGTTGCTTTAAATAATTTTGGTGGAGCAAATGAAACATTTATTACTGGTTATTATTTAATGCCATTTAGTACATATTTAGGTGCTACTTCTGGTGTTTTTGATTATGTGCAAAATGCTTTTAAATTTGATTTTGACCATAGAGGATTTTTCTTTTTTGTCCCAAATCAAGGTGCAAAAAAAGTTACACTTTATTGCAATTTGCCAATAGAAATATTAAGCGTTAGTGTAAATTCATTAGGCTCAGAAACAGTTACAGCTAATTTAATACAAGAATACTCTGATGGAGGTAATAATCCTTGTGTTACAAACTATAATCTAATTAGTGGGTTTAATGACCCAGCAAGATTCCCTATGAGTTTTAAAACAATAATAGAAGAATTGCATAAATTATACAATGTTTATTTCATTGCTAATTATGACAATGATGGTAATATTGACATTAGAATAGAAGATTATCAATATTTTGCAAATGCTTCAGCTAATATTGTTTTTGATAATGCTGAAAACTTAAAAATCAGTATTGATGAAGAAACAGCAGCAATAACAATAAGTACTGGAGAAGCTGTTGATACAACATTAGGTTCTAATGAATTTACATTTGGAAGTGAGTTTTGTGGATTAGGTAAAGATTTAGATGTAAAAAATGATTTTGTTATTGGTAGTTATCAGATATTTGAAGATTTAAGACTTACTTATGACCAATCAAAAGAAAACCAAGTTTATTTTTTAGAGAATAATGCAGAAAAGTATTCTGTTTGGTTTACAGCATTACCTCCAAATGTTTCTTGGGCATATAGAATATCAAATGCTTATAATTTACATTATACTAATTATCATAAGATTTATAGACATTTCAATAAATTTAGAAAAAATATAGTAGGAAGTATAGTTATACCAGATAATAAATATAGTTCTAATATTAACATAACTAATACTGCTAATAATAGGCTATTTAAAAATTATCAATTTAATGAATTTATGGGCAGAGATGAATTTAATTCATTATTTGACAATATATCTGATAAGGCTAAATTTAAAAGAAAAGAAGATACAGTTTATAAAGAAGGTTTAATCAAATCTGCAATTTACAACGATTTTGATGGGAGTGCAGAAATAACAATTTTAGGAGAATGATAACGATACCAGAATCACAAGCGATTAAGTTTCTTGCTCAAGGCGAAGCTAACTTTAACAATTCAGACATCTGTGGATGTAATACTGATGAACAATGGAACTACAAAGTAACTGCTGGAGATGATATATGCTTTCAGTTAAGTGCTGCTTGTGAGGAATCAAGTGATTTGGTTTTAAATGGCTCTTTTGAAGAAGCTGGAGGTACTTCAAGCGATTTTGCTGATTGGACAAGAAATAATGATTCTGAATCTACTCAAGTTGTTAGATTTTTAGATAATAATGCCCCTTGTGGTAATTATTTAGCAAAATGGACTAATAGTGTAGATACTCCTACTCCATCTTCTATTACCCAATCTATTACATTAGAAGCAAATAAAACTTATAAGTTTTTAATTAAATTAAAGATTGCTGAAGGTGTTTCATATACTAACTCAAATGCTAATGCAGTAATAGTTACAATTAACTCACAACAATATTTTATTACTCCTACAACAACTTGGACTGAATATGAGATTGTTGCCACTATGGGTACTGGGATAGCAAGTAATACTTTAATTATAGAGCTTAATAGTGGATTAGCGTTAAACATTGCTAATTTATATGTTGATTGTGTATCAATGATTAAGTATGGCGATTGCTGTGTAGTAGGGACTGTAAACAATGGTTGTTTTGAATTAGGAGCTAATGCTAACGCAGAATATGAGTTACCAGCTACATTTGATAACTGGGGTACTTCTAATGTTAGTGAAAGTTTAACTGGGGGAATTAATGGAACAAGGTGTATAATCTTAAATGGATTAAGTTCTATTATAGACCAAGTAAATGTATTTACTCCAAATACCAATTATACTATTAGTTTTTGGGCTAAAGCAAACATTGCTGGGACATCTTTACAAGTTTATGCTTATTCATCTGCAACATTAATATTATCTCAAACATTAACTACGGAATGGGTATTATATACAGTTAATTTCCAAAATGTTTCTGATAATACAATTCAATTTACTCAAGATGAAACAGAGAATATAATATTTTTAGATTGCATTCAAATAAACTCTTTACCAGAAATAAATGTAGTAATTTATGATACTGTTAATGATATTGAAATACCAGTAAGTAATAATGCTATCCAAGCATATGATAGTGCTATTAATGTTTGCTTCAATGTAGATGACTATGCAATGCCAGATTGTTTTATAATTTGCGTTAATTCTTGCATTACAAACTTGATTCTTAATGGAAACTTTAAATCTGGTTCTGGTAATACATTTACAAATTGGACACTTATACAACAAGCAGATAGAATAAATTATATTTTGTATTCTCAACAATTTCAAGCTGCTCCTTGGACAAATACTAATCTAAATATTAATCTTAATAATTTAGCCCCAGATGGGACAATGACAGCAGAAAGGCTAACCCCAAATAATATTGATGCAGTACATTATTTAAACCAAATTACAACTGGTGTAACTGGAAGCACACATACTTTTAGTGTTTATGTTAAACCTAATGGTTATAGCACATTTTTAATTTATGATTCAGAATCAGATACTGGGACTTTCTTTGATTTAGAAACTGGTACAGTTGGGAGTGATTATGGTGGAAATAAGTTTGATATTAAATATATAGTTCCATTTGATAATGGATATTATAGATGTTGTGTAAGTTGGAATTATCCAACAGATATTAATATAAACTTGTATGTATGTGAATCTGAATCTAATATTGCTTTTATTGGAAATGGTGGTAGTATAAATATATTCCAAGCTCAATATGAAGAAGGTAATTCTGCTACTCCAAATATTTTAACTACAACTTCTTCAGTAACAACATCAGTTGGAGAAATTATTCAAACAACTACTGGTGGTATTGATGGTGGTAGAGCAGCTCAAATTTGGGGAGCTTATAATTCAGCTAAGTTAAGACAAAGTATAACATTAACCAATGGAGTTGAGTATAATGTAAAAGCTTGGGTTAGATATGAAGATTTAGATTTAAATCCTAATATTCAGTTTTTACTTGCTGATACTAATATTGGATTTTATCCATTAACAAGTTCGTATGAGTTAATTGAGTTTAACTTTACTAATATTGGAACTGGAAGCAAAAGATTTGAAGTTACTTTATATACAGAAAATAGAAGTGGGTTTGCTACAATAGATAATATTATAGTAACTCCTACTGCTAATTTAAGCACATATTGCTCTGAAAGCTTTGGTTATTACGAAGAACTTGATTCTTGTTCAAAAGAGTTAGTTTGGTATGATAATGAAGATTTTGCTCAAGGCATTAACTATGCTTCTGGATTTAAGAATAGAATGAGGATTAGTGCAGCAAGACAAAATCCGACTTATTTAAAATCTGATTTTAGTAAAACTCTTAATGGAGATATAAGCTCTATAAATTCTATTAAAATAAGGAAAACTTGGGAGTTTACTCTTGAAGCAATTCCAGAGTTTATTTGGGATAGAATGGCTTGTATGGCTGGTGTAAGTAATATTGAATATGATGGAGTTGCTATGTGTTCTGCTGATGAAACAGAATTAACAATTATTTGGGATAGAAACTCAAGACTTGCTTCTGGAAACATAACTTTACTACCAGCATCAGAATATGTTGTAAATAGGTCTTATAATTGTCCTTAAAATTAGTATATTTGCATTGCGATGTTTATGTGCCATAAATACTCTAAGGCATTAAAGAATAGGGTAATAAAACTTTTAGAAGTTAAATTATGTATAATTGCTCAAATTACGGATGCGACCCTTTAGATACTTATGTTCTTAACGAATGTAACGAGATTCTTTTAGGTGGTTTTGACCAAGCAATCCTTTTAGAGTGTAATCATCAAATTACTGACCCAAGCAATGCAACTCAAGTAAATGCTGCATTAGCAAACGGAACAGCTACTTTGGTTTCAGAAGCATCATTTTCAATCGAAGCACCATCTGCTGTAACAGTTGATACCTTAGTGGCTTGTCAGCCGCCAAGAACAGTAAACTACACCAGAACTGGTATGTATAAAAACCAAAATGTAAACCCTAACAATGTTGAGTTTCACGCTCCTATTTTTAGAGGTAAAGTATTTGGTGGATTGATTATTCGTATGTGTTCAGAAACTGATTCTGGTGCTGGTTATGTTTACTGGGTAGATAGCTCAATTACCTTTACTGGTGGAGTTATAGGCCCAGCTAACAATACTGACTTACAGAGATTTGAAGGAACATTCACTTGGACAGCTAAAACTGACCCAGCTATGTACAATGAACCAGCTGGTGTTTTCGCTTAACACTTAAAGAGGGGTCTAAAAAGCCCCTTTTTTATTCTACTTTATGACTAAAGGAATTTTATTATCTGCTTTCGGCAGAAAAGGATATGCTTACGCAGCATTCAATATGTGTGTATCTATTAAGAACTTTAATAAAGATATTAAGGTAGCATTCGCATTTGATAGAGAAATATTTAAGTATCTATCTCCAGAGAAAATAGCTCTATTTGATGACCTAATAGAGATACCAAAAGAACAATTCTATACAAATAGAATAGACCCAGCACTCTATAAGACTGCTATTTATAACTATTTACCATACGATGAGAATCTTATCTTGGATGTTGATGGATGTGCGTTACAAGACCTACAACCATTAATTGACAAGTTAAGTCAAATTGATAAACCAATCCAAACTGAAGTTATGGGTATTGGTGGCAAGTTTGATGAGATTAGATATTCTATTTGGGCTTCTAATGCTGTTATATGGGAAAGATTCAACCTTAATGATGATGCTATATTACCAGCAATCCAATCTTCGTTTATGTACATCAAGAAGAATGAATGTAAAGAATACTTTGAAAAGCTTGAAGCTAACTACAAAGAAGGTATTGCCTTAGATAAGATTGTAACTTGGGGAGGAACTATTCCAGATGAGTTATTTTATAGTGCTACATTTGCACAAATGGGAATAGACCCAACAATAGACATTAGGCCTATATTCTTTGGTAATTATTATGCTCCAGAAAGTTATACTGAATTAGGAGAAAAATTTTATGTACTTTCGCTTTACGGAAACGGAATAGGAAGGAAAGAAACTAAACAAAGATACATAGACTACTACGATAGGATTATGAGAGTATATTGCTCTAACCAAGGCATATCTCACGATTATAAAGTAGGTTATATAATGACAGATAAACACTTGAATTTCAGATGATTGCATTAACATCAATTTCTCCAAAACACATTAACGGAGATGTACAAGCACTTGCTATAAACTCTTGGACTAATTTAGGTTTAAGGGTTTATTCTTTTAATAACGCTAATGAGATTTCTATATTAAAGGACAACTACAAAAATGTAACTTTTATAGAAAGCATAAGTGGAGAAGCTAAATTCGGTAGGCCTTTAGTTTATTTAGATACTTTATTGGACTTTGCAAGAAACCAAGAAGATACTAATATATGCCTAATCAATTCTGATATTATCCTAAACGATAGTTGGACATTGTTACCAGAGGTTATTGAAAAGTTACCCGAAAGAGCAACTATTGTCAAAAGGAGAGATTTTATCAATGACATAAATGATAACAAAGTATTTGAAAGTGGTATAGATGTATTCTTTATTCATAAAAATTACATAGATTTGATACCAAAGTCAGAGTTTGCTATTGGAGCTTGTTGGTGGGATTATCATGTTCCTTATTCGCTTATAAAGGCTAATATACCAGTCAAGTTCCTTAGAGAGCCATTTGCTTTTCATAGGCTTCACAATACTCAATACTCTGCAAAAGAATGGGAAGTTTTAGGCCACGAGTTTAAACATTTACATTCTGTAAAAGCAAGAAGCATAATGCAATTAAACAATATAATTTACGCTTACATAATGGATAATGTTAAATGATAATACTAAATAATGTTAAATGGTAATATTTATAAAGACTTGGAAGAACGACCTCAAATGGCTTAAATATTGTCTTAAATCAATAGATAAGTATGGTAGTGGGTTTGAAGTGTTAATTGTTGCAGACTGGGATTGCAAATCTGAGATTGAATCTTGGGGACTAACCAAAGAGGTTGTACATTATTGTAGGCCTAATTTTGATGGTTATTTATACCAACAATACATTAAGCTAAGAGCTTTTGATTATACTGATTCAGAGTTTATTTTATTTATGGATTCAGATTGTATTTTTACAGAGCCTACAAAGCCAGAAGATTTCTTTACTGATGGTAAACCAAATATGCTAATGACACCTTACGAGGATATTCCAGAAGTAATGTTTTGGAAAGAAGCTACTGATAAAGCAACTGGCTTAGATGTCAAATATGAGTTTATGCGTAGAAATGGATTAGTGTACCATAGAAGCACTTTAATTGGATTATGGTTAAGTTATTCAGATAGATTCTTAAACCAGCTTAAAACGGCTAAAAATAGGCAATTTAGCGAATTTAATATGATTGGTGCTTATGCTTTTGAATATGAGCAAGAAAAGTATAATTTTGTAAATACAAGAGATTCAATTCCACATCATCCAGTAAAACAATTCTGGAGCTGGAGTAATTTAACAATACAAGATAAAGAAGAACTAAATAAATATTTATGAAAATCCTAAGAAACGATTTAGCAGTTTTAGAAAACGATACTCACATTAGTAAGTGGGTTGAACAACACAATTCATTAATCCATAACAAATCATTAGCACAAGAGCTTAAATACTACATTCGTAAAGATATGAGCATAGTAGAAGTAGGTGCTTTTATAGGGGATAATACAGCTTTTTTAAAAGACTTAGGCAAATGGGTTATTTCTTTTGAGCCTAATCCAGAAGCGTTTGAATGCCTTGAGCATAATTCTCAATATTGGGATAATGTTACTTTAGCTAATTGTGCTATTGGCTCTATCAAGGGTAAAGTAGATATTAACAGAAATGAGAATGTAGGTGCAAGTATGTGCGTAGAAGGCTCTGAAATAGAGGTTATAACACTTGATTCACTCAAGTTAGATTCTATGGACTTTATGATATTAGATTGCGAAGGCTGGGAATTAGATGTGTTAGAAGGGGCTGTTGAAACCATAAAGAAATTTCAACCCCTAATGGTAATTGAAATAAACCGAGGAACTTTAGAGAAATTTGGGAAAAAACCACAAGATATATTCGATTTTCTTGATAAATTAGGTTATTTTTGTAGGAACTTATATGCAAATCTCCCAATGGAAGGAGAACAGTATGATATTTTATGTTTTAAATCTAATTACAATGGCTAAGAAAATTAAAAGACCTACTACTAAAACTTGCTCAACAAGACCAAGTATTAAGAATTGCCGTAAAGGTAAAGGATGTATGAGTACATCTCACGAGGAAATGGTTTACAAAGGAAGTAAAATAGCAGCATAAGCGATGTACAGTATAGAAGAAATTGCAGCTAAGATTAAGCGTGTTTCTGCTCTTGCTATTGAAGCCGAGAGAGAACGCAAACAAAGAGCTTACAATAGTGATGTAGCTATGTTATTCGGAAGCGAATACATAGATGTACTACCAGACTATTATGAAGGCTATGATGAATCAGTTGAAGATTATGAAGCTATTAGAGTTCATAGTGAAAAGAACTGTTTCCCAGCAAGATTGTTTGCAAAAAGAGCACCTAATCAAACGGAACAAGCAGCTCGTTGGATGCAAGATAACTATAAAAATGTTACGCAACCAGTATTCGTTGATTTCTTAAATACTGTACTTCGTGCAACACATGACCAAAACTGGAGTATTCACTTTGGTTTAGATGCAGCACAATACGAAAAAGCCGATTTAACATTCCAAAAATATTTAGAAACTGGTATTAGGGATTATGGTTCATTAGAATCATTCTTTAAACAAGTGATGTTTGCATTGCAATTAAAAGATGCAATGGGAGTTATTACTATTAGACCAGATTCTCTTGAAATGCTTGAAGATGAAGAAGGTGGATTTGTTTTAGATTCAAACAAACTTATTGAGCCACAACCACATTATTTTACATCAAGACAAGTAGTTGGATTTGAAACAAGTTTTTGTATTGTAGAATCTGAAGAAAAGTCTATTGTAGAATATTACGGAAGCAAAAGAGAAAAAGGTAGAATCTATGAATTTTATGATGACCAAAATATTTGGTTTTGTAAACAAGTAGGTAAATATGTAGATAATCAATTTGAGATTACTTTATTTTACAATCACGGTTGGGGTAAAGTCCCAGCTACTCGTTTAAGAGGTATTCCAGTAGTTTATGAAGGTAAAGTATTATGGCAATCTCCTTTCTTATTTGCTACTGACTTATTAGATTTAGTTGCACAAAATAGTGCTTACAAACAAGCAAGTATTGCTAAATGTGTATTCCCAGCTACAATTATGTTGGGAGATATTTGTGAGTTTGAAGAAAATGGAAATAGATGTAGTGATGGTATTATAGGATTTAATGATGAAGATGGTAACTATCATTCTCACACTTGTTCTAATTGCCACGGAGTTGGTTTAGTTTCTCGTTTAGGCCCATTGGAAACAATGTTAATTAAGCCAGAAGTTAGAGGACAAAACGAAAGTGAATTGCGTTCTTCTCAAGAACCATTAAAATATGTTTCTCCAGAAGTTCATACTTTACAATTCTTAGAGGAATCTATTGATAAGACCGAAATGAAAGCTCGTAAGATTCTTCACTTGCAGACATCTAACTCTGATATTAAGGGTTATGAGAATATGACTGCTACTGGAACTGTATTAGACAATAAAGCTGCATTTGCATTTATTATGCCTATTGCACATACTGCATTTGAAACATTTGAGTTTATCATTAATGCTATTGGTTGGATGCGTTACAAGGATGATTATGTAAAGCCTTCTATTGCATATCCACAAAGCTTTGATATTGGAACTGAAAGAGATATTTTAATGACTATTTCTGAAATGGTTAAAAACCAAGTTCCAGCAGTATTGATTCACGCAGAGATATTTAGATACTTAAAATCAGTATTCTATACAGATGCTAAAACAACAGCTGTTTATGAATTGATGATTAATACAGATAGGTTATTAGTTTTAAGTGGCGATGAGGTTATGTTAAGACAAGCTAAAGGTCTTGCAGAAAGATGGGAAGTTATCTTACACGATTCATTTATGTCATTCGTAGACCAAATGATTGCTTTAGAACCAGATTTCTTAACTCAAGAATTTGAAGTTCAAAAGACTAAGATAGTTGATATGGCTAAATTGAAAGCTAATCAAATAACTGAAAGTAATAATGTTTCTGTACAAGGTATTGATTCAATGATTCAATAATGACTTTAGAAGAAATCATAAAGCTTAAATTATCAAGGTTAGATGATATTCCTACTGCATACACAAATGGTATAAAAGATACGCAGAAGGAGATTATGTTGGAGATGTTGGATTCTTTAGAACAACTAAAGAGAGATGAGAACGGTAACATAAAAAGAACTCAAGCTAACCTATCAATCATTGAGGATATTAATGATGATTTAAAAAAGATATTTAAAGCTTCAGAGTACCTTTCGCTTACTTCAGTATTCTTAAAAGAGTTTGATGAACAAGCAAAGATAACTGATAATTTCTTTAAGAAAGCTTTTGGAGAGTTTGAGGTATCTTCGTTTAATCTAAAAGCATTAGAGGTAAGTAGGAAACAAGCATTTGAATTAATGGCTGGTCAATCTTATTTGACTTCTAATTTATATAATCCAGTAAAGAATATCTTAACAGATGCAGTTGTAGCTGGGGATTCCTATTCAAAGACAGTTAAAGCTATCAGTCAAGCCATACAAGGGGGTACAATCAACGGAAACAAGTTAGAGGGTAGATTATATCGTTATGCTAAACAAATGGCTTTTGACACCTTTGCAGTAGCTGACAGAGGATATACTAATAACATAGCTCAAGACTTAGATGTAGAATGGTATGCTTATAGAGGTGGCCTTGTTGAAGATTCAAGACAATTCTGCATTACTCGTAACGGAAAATACTACCATAAAAAAGAAGTAGAAGCTTGGGGAGATTTAAAGCAATGGGATGGTAAAATACCAGCAACTGATAGCAAAACAATATTTGTTTACGCTGGAGGTTATAGATGTAACCATTCTATACTTCCTAATGCCATATCTGCTACACCAGTAGATGTCATCAAGAGGAACATTGAAAATGGTAACTTTACCCCTACTAAAGCAGAGATAGAAATATTAGGATTATAAAGATTTAAGTTCTTTAATTTCTCTGATTTCTTCTTTATGTACTCCATCAATCATCACGAAGATAACTGTACTTTGCACAATAAAATTTACTTTGTTGATATTAACATCGTGCTTCTTAGCATAGAAGTCTTTTAACTTATGAAGTGTTTGATATAATACTTCAATTTCTCTTTTTCTTACAATCATTATTTTCCTAATAAAAGTTTATTAACTGCCGTTTCAATACTAATCTTAACTCCACTTTCAGTTAGAGCCTTAGCTTGTCTTGCGTGAATGATAGCCATCGCTTCTCCACAGAATTTAATTGTTGCTGTTATACAGTCTTTATTTTTGCGTTCCCTTGCCATATAGTAACATATAGTAATAAACTACAATATTAGGTATAAATATTCATATTTCCAAACATATAGTCCTATATTTGAAGAAAAAACAAATATTTATGTCAGTAAGATGTCTAAATGATAAAGGCACAGTAGTCTTTATCCCAGAGAAACTCGCAGCAATGCCAGACTACATGAGGAGAAATAAACTCGTTATTGATGAGATAAAACCTCAAGAAGAATTAAAACCTTTAACAGAAGTTAATCTAAAGGTAGAAAAACCACAAGAAGTAGTAGATGATTCTCCAATCGTTGAAATAGAAGCAGAACTCACTAAAGAAGAGTATTGGGCTATTTTAGATGAAAAAGGAATCGAATACAAGAAAACTTACGGAATTAATAAACTTAAAGAACTAACAAATGCCAATTAAAGAAGAAGAATTAAAGCAATTTGTATCTGAGTATTTAGATATTAATGTAGATTCAATCGAATCATTAGACAATTTAAAAGAAACATTTGGTTCATCATTCGCAAGAAAAGATGTTTACAAATCAGAATTAGCAAAAGACCCAAGTTTCATTAATCCATTAATCGGTAAAAGATTAGGTACTATTGAAACTAAGATTAAACAAGCAGCTAAGGATAAATTAGCTTTAGAGTTTGATGCTGGGGATTTCAAGGACAAATCTGTTGAGGATTTACTTGATTTAGTAACTGACAAAGCAAAAGGCAAGTTTGAAAAAGAGCTTGGCGATATGCGTTCAAAGGTAACTGGCGATTCAAGTGAAATTGAAAGCAAATACCAAGAGCAATTAAAGTTACTTCGTGAAGAAGCTACTAATTGGAAAAACCAAGCTACTAATGCTAACCAAGAGTTTGAATCATTTAAGACTGGCTTAATAGTTAAAGAGAAACAACAAAAGCTTAACTCTAATTTAGAGAAAGCATTTAACTCTGTTAAGTATGCTCCAGAAGCAGATGAGCTTCGTAAAGAAGGTTTCAAGACAAAGATTATGTCAGATGTAAAGTTTGATTTTGATGAAAATGATAATTTTAGTATCTTTGACAAAGAAGGTAAGACTTTATTCCATCCTAACAAGGCTGGAGTTCAATACTCTCCAGAAGATTACTTGAGAGATAAAGCTATTGAATATAAGATTTACCAAATGAATCCAGATGGAGGAAAGCAAACCCAACAAAGAGTGGTAACACAAGTTGAAGGTTCTGCTCCAGAAGGGCCAAGAGGAAGAATGATACACCCATCGGCAGCTCAGTATTAACTGGGTTGCCCTTGTGGCAAAAAATACACATCGCAAGTGCGTGGATACCTTATCCAATAATTAAGGAATAAGTGCCGAAAACTTACAAGGCAAGATGAAATATGTAAGTGCATTTATTTTAATTTAATTATTATGTCGTATGTATTAGGACAATTAACAGCGTGTCCAACCATCCAAAGAGAACTGACTGAGTATTTTATGACTTGTCCAGTTAATGAGTTTATGCCGTTCTTCGAGTTCGTAAACTCTCCAATTAACAATATGGGATTATCTCAAGAGGTAGCTCCAGGCGGAGGAAAAATTAGAACTGTAAGATTAACTTACACTCCTCGCCAATTAGAATCAGCAGTTACAGCTAACATTGCTAACCCTAAGTGTGATGTATCTAACTTCATCGGAGATAGATTTACAGATTACACTTTAGACACAGATGAAAACCAAGGTATTGGTTTCTCAATGACTGCTCAAGAATTAGAAGCAGCTTGTATCGCTAACGAAACATATTTTGTTCGTAGATTAGCAGATTTAATTGATGCTTTAGACCGTAAATTAGCTACTGAGCATACTGCTGACTTAGCTTCTTTAGTAGGTAAATGGGCTTCAAATGTAACTATGAACGCATCTAATGAGTTTGTAGTAAATACATTACAAACTGGTTCAACTTTTATTGACCCACAAACAACTGCAAAGATTGACTTTGCAATGCAAAAGACTGGTTATTGCAACGAATCTATGATTTTTGCTGGTTCTACTCTTGCTGAGTATTACAGAGCAACTTCAGTAGCTGGATGTTGCACACAACAAGGTATTGATGTTGCATCTATCTTCAACCAATATGGTAAAGCAGTAGCTTATGACAGAAGAATCGAATCAATTTTTGGAACAGATAAAGCTGTTGCAATTCAAGCTGGTTCATTAGCTTTGTTAAGCTATACTCGTAGCCCTTGGAAAGAAGGTATGCCACTTCCTTACCGTGATGCTGGTAACTACATTTCAACTGTAATTCGCTCTCCAAGAACTGGAATCCCTATGGATTTAACAGTTTCTGATAGCTGTGGTACAGTTTCGGTTTCACTTGTAGCAACTACAAAACTTGTTGGATTACCTTTGGACATTTTTGCTCAAGGCGATTTCATGAGTGGTGTAAACTACATGGCGAAAATCAAAGTTACAAATTCATAATTTTCATTCATTGGTGGGGGGCTAAAACCCCCTACCTTTATTTTTTTTAATATGGCTTGTTTTGACAATCTTATAGGATTAAAAGGCTCTTGTGGAGAGAGTGCATTACCATCTGATGGTTTATATTTAAACACACTTGGTATTAGCAGAGAATTTATAGAAAATATAATCAATGAAGATTATGCTGATGTAGATTCTTTTGTCTTAGATAAGATTTCTTTGGCTCAAGACCAAATTAAAAGTGATATTTATTCTAAGTTTACAGCCAAATTTAATGTTACATCAATATTAGAATCTGTAAGGTTAGGTCAATTTAACGAAACACCAACTATTGTTCCAGCCATTGCTGGTAGTTCTAAAGGCATCCAAATGCGTATATGGAACGATACTACCTTTGCTAAGTGTTATGTTTCTACTATCCAAACTTACTGGAATTATACTGGTAATGTTGATGTAAAGGTATATGACCTTACACAAGGTAAATTATTAGATACTATTGTAGTGGCTTCGGTTGCTAATCAAATAGTTCAAACTACAATCAATAAAGTTTACAAAAGCTCAAGCCAAGACTTAAACATTGTTTTTATTTATGATGCTTCTTCTTTCCAATCTTATGCTTCAAGTTTCTTGAACTCTGGATGTGTAAGTTGCAATAGAGGTGGTGCTTATATGCAAAACAAATATGTTTACTCTACTGGTGTAACTTTTTTAAACGCTGACCCTAAAACACAAACATACTTGGATGGCAATAGTGATACTGGTGGTATTTCTGTTGTTTATTCATTACAATGCGACCACGAAGCTTGGATATGCAGTAATGCTAACTTCTTTGTGAGTGCAATGTTATACAAAACTGCTTATTTGATTACTCAATATGCAGATTTAATGAGCAATTCATTCTCAAGTGCTAATATTGATAGAGATAGATTAAGGAGCAAGATGGAATATTACGAATTTGAGTACAATAATAGATTAGAAGCTGGGGTAAAGAACTTAAAAATACCTTCTTATGATGTTTGTTTTTCTTGCAATAGATTAAGAATGAACAAAACAATCTTGCCAAGTTGATTTACAGCGAGGTAGATGGCATATTTGAAACATTCTTCATTACAGACTTCTGGATTGAAGGAGATGAGTTTATCCAACAAACAGTAACAATTAAAATAATATTAAACTGATGACAGTAGCAGACTACCAAAATGTACTAAGGAATCAAATCAAGACTTTAAAGTCTGATAAGATTATGCAGTTGGCTGTCTATTCTGTTAATCAAAGAAGAATCAAAAGGATATTTGAGGATGGTAAAAATAGTCAAGGTATCAAAATTGGAAATTACAACGATACTACACCAGTTACTATCAATCAAGAAGATGCTCCTAAAAAAATTAAGTTAGGTGGTAAATATAGAAGTTATAAAGCTTTCAGAGAAGCTATGGGTAGAGAAACTGGATTTGTAAATATACGACTTAACAATCGATTACAGAGTGATTTAGCTAATGCTACTTTAAGTAAAGCTACAACTAATTTAGCTGATAATAAGCCTATAAAAGTTGATAACCATAAATTTATTGTTACTCTTAAAAACCAAGAAAACATAGATAAGGTTCAGTTTTTAGAAAAGAAATATGGTAAAATAATTGACCTAACTAAAGGGGAGATTAGTTTTTACCAAAATATATTAGAAAAAGAATTTAGATTAGCTTTAGCAAAATGATACAAGCAATAATAAGTTATATGCAAGGCAAACTGGATGTTGCTGGTATATTTCAAAAGAATTACGGATTAACTGAATTAATAGAAAGGGAGAATAGAGTTTTCCCTTTATTATATGAAGGAAATGGTAAAATGAAAATGGAGTTCCAACCCAATAAATGGTTTGGAGTTTCTTATTTTAGGAAGAATGGTAATGTAAGCTTTTCTGAAGGCAGTTTCCCTTCTTTAAAGCCTTGTGAAGTGCCAGTTACTGTTACTGTACCATTGAAGTTTATTTGTTCTGTTAGAAAGGCTAAATTAAAGTGTGATGACAATTATGCTGGAGATGAATTAGCTTTTTATATAGCAAAATTATTTGAGGATATTAATGGCTTGAGGACTGATTTGAAGGCAAAAAGAGTTACTTTTGTAGTAGGAGAATATAGCACCGATTCGCAGAAAGTTCTTGATGGAGAATTTAGTGGTATGGATGCTATATTTAAGCCAGAGTATGTTTATTTGTCAATGGATGTAGAGATAAATGTTCAAACAACTAAAGAATGTATGTTTGAGTATTGTGGTGGAGTAATTATTGATGAACAAGCAAACTATGTAGTAGATTCACAAGGTAACAATTTAATGGCATAAGAATGGAAAATATAGATGTAAGAATAACCCAATATCCGAGAAAAGTTGTAGTATCGGATTTTGATATTTTCTTAATAGCAGATGTAAGCGATGTAGATGTAGTAACTGGGTTTCCTAAATACAAAAAAGTATTAGCCAAAGATTTGCCTTCTATTGTAAATACAGCAGAGAATATTACTTATGCTGAATTATTAGCACAATCTGTTTTAGGAGAGTTAGTTGTAGGAGAGTTTTATAACATAACTGATTCTACTTCTGGTGTTGCACCTTTATTAGTTCAAGCTATTAGCGATAGTGCTATTGGCTATTTAGCTTTTGATGGGGATAATCCTCTTGTTACAATCAATTATGATTTTATTACAGATACAATCAGATGGTCAAAAGACCAAACTTCAGAGCCAGTTTCTTTAGATTCATTCTCTGCTGTAACTCCTTTGTCTTATGATGATACTACTGGAGTATTTACTATATCTCAATCATCAGCTGTAAATAGTGGTTATTTATCTGCAACTGATTGGGCAACATTTAGTGCTAAACAAAATGCTTTAAGTGGTAGTGGTTTAGTAAAAAGCACATCTGGTACAATTTCTTATATTACTGATAATAGTTCTAATTGGAACTCGGCTTATAACGATACAATTACAAGTGCATCTGTTACTGGCACTACAAGTAAGTTACTTACCTTAACACAAAGAGATGGTGGCACTATAACTGCATCTTGGGGAGATTTAAACTCTGTAACTTCTGTATTTGGAAGAACTGGCGATGTTATATCGGCTATTGGAGATTATACTACAACACAAGTAACAGAGGGAACAAACCTTTATTACACACAAGATAGATTCAATACTGCGTTTGGAAATAAAACTACATCTGATTTACCAGAAGGCACAAATCTTTATTATCTTGATACAAGAGCAAGAGCTTCAATTAGCAATACTGTAACTGGATTAACTTATACTCCACTTACTGGTGTTTTAAGCACTACTGCTGGTTATGGTATTCCAACTACTGCAACTCAAGCAAATTGGGATACAGCATATACAAATAGGATAACAAGTGCTGCTTCTCCTTTATCAATTACTTCAAATGCTATTTCAATTTCACAAGCAAATGTTTCCACAAATGGATACTTATCTGCAACTGATTGGAATACTTTTAACTCAAAACAAGATGCTGGTAATTATATTACTGCATTGACTGGCGAAGCTACTGCTTCTGGGCCTAATTCAGCTTCTGTAACGCTATCAAATAGTGCAGTAATAGGAAAGGTTCTAACTGGCTTAAATGTTACTGGAGGGTCTATATCGGCTTCAGATTCAATCTTAAATGCGTTTGGTAAAGTACAAAACCAAATTAATGGTTTAATTGGAGGTTCTATTTATCAAGGTGTTTGGAATGCTTCAACTAACAACCCAGCTTTAGCAAGTGGAGTAGGTACACAAGGATATTATTATATCGTAAGTGTAGCTGGTTCAACTAATTTAGATGGTATTACTGATTGGAACATTGGAGATTGGGCTATATTTGATGGTACTGCTTGGCAACAAGTTGATAACACGGATGCAGTAGTATCTGTAAATGGTCAAGTAGGTATTGTTAATTTAACTACTACTAATATTGCTGAAGGTACAAACCTTTATTATACGGATGTAAGAGTTTCTGCTAATAGTGATGTTTCTGCTAACACAGCAGCAAGACATAATGCAGTTACTTTAGGTACAGCAAATGGACTTTCATTAGCTACACAACAACTTTCTTTAGCTTTATCATCTGCTTCAGCTAATGGAGCATTAAGCTCTACTGACTGGAGTACATTTAGTGCAAAACAAAATGCTTTATCTGGAACTGGTATAGTTAAATCGGTTAGTGGAACAATAAGTTACTTAACTGATAATTCTGCTAATTGGAATACAGCGTATAACGATAGTATTATTAGTGCTGGAGTTACTGGCACAACAACAAAAACTTTAACGCTTAATCAACAAGATGGAGGTACAATTACGGCTTCTTGGACTGATGATAATACCGATGCGGTTATTTCTGTATTTGGTCGTACTGGTGCTGTTATTGCAGCTTCTGGCGATTATACAACTACTCAAGTAACTGAAGGTACAAATTTATATTATACAGAAGGAAGGGTTGATGCCAATTCAAATGTAGCTGCCAATACTGCTGCAAGACATAACGCAGTAACAATAGGAACTGCAAATGGTTTAAGTTTATCAACTCAACAAATATCTTTAGGTTTATCTTCGGGTACTACTACTGGTGCTTTATCTTCTACTGATTGGACAACTTTTAATAGTAAACAAAACGCTTTAGGATTTACACCAGAACCAGCTATTACTGCTGGGACTACTGCTCAATATTGGAGAGGAGATAAATCTTTCCAAACTTTAGATACTTCGGTTGTACCAGAAAATACTAACCTTTATTATACTTCTGCTCGTTTTGATACTGCATTTGGTACTAAAACTACTACGAATTTAACGGAAGGTACTAATTTGTACTTTACTGATTCTCGTGCAAGAGCTGCAATAACTTTAACTACTACTGGAACAAGTGGCCCTTCTACTTATATTGGAGGTACTTTAAATATTCCAGATTATAGTTCAGCTTTAAGTGGATATTTACCTTTAAGTGGAGGTACTTTAACTGGAGATTTATTTGGCACAAATGCTACATTTACTGGAGTTGTATCTGTAAAAGGTGCTGCTCCTTATTACCAATGGTTAAATGCTTCTAATACAAGATTAGCTTATATTCAACACGATGGTAGCGATTTAGTTATTGCTACTGATACTGGAGATATTGTACTTAACCCTAATGGTAAAGTAGGTATAAAAAATAGTAATCCTTCTCAAAACTTAACTGTTGGAGATGGAACTGGAACTGGCAACCAATATGTAAGAGTTAATGCTTCTGCATCTGATATTTATATTGGTCAAAGTGGAGGAACATTATTTGGACAATCAGCAAATTCTGCTGGATTTGTTTTATCGGATAATACATCATTCCCTTTTGCAGTAGGAACAATAGCAGCTCAAGATTTTATCTTAGGAACAAACAATACTGTAAGATTTACAATCAATGGTTCTACTGGTGCAATTACTGCAACAAGTTCAATTACTGCTTCAAGCTTTGTAAAAAGTGGTGGAACTTCATCACAAGCATTATTAGCTGATGGTAGCGTAGGAACTTTCTCTGCTTCTAACTGGAATACTGCTTACAATGATTCAATCGTTAGTGCAGCTGTAACTGGTACATCAACTAAATTATTAACATTAAACCAACAAGATGGTGGAACGATTACTGCAAGTTGGAGTGAAAGTTCTGCTCCAGTAGTTTCAGTATTTGGTAGAACTGGTGCAATTTTAGCTGCTGAAGGAGATTATTCTTTAACACAACTTTCAGATGTTACTATTACAACTCCTTCAAATGGTCAAGTATTAAAATACAATGGTACTTCTTGGGTTAATGGAACAGATACAGACACAGGATTAACTTCGGTTGGTTTAAGTATGCCTTCTGCATTTACTGTTTCTAATAGTCCTTTGACTGCTAATGGAACACTTGCAGTAACTGGTGCTGGTGTTGCTTCACAATATGTTAGAGGAGATGGTACTTTAGCTGCTTTCCCTACTTCAACGGGTGGTGGTTCTTCGGTAAGTTATTATTTTAATGGAGGTACTTCTCAAGGAACAATAGGTGGGAACACTTATTATGAAATGAGCAAGATTGCTGTTATAGGGACTGGTGCTGATTTTAACATTAATGCAAATGGCTATATTGCTCAATTTGTAACAGATGCTAACGACCCAGCTTTATTAACTATACCAGCTGGTAATTGGAACTTTGAAATGTGGTTTTCTGCAAGTTCTAATGGTGGTAGTCCAAGTTTTTATTTAGAATTATATAAATATGATGGTGCTACGCTTACTTTAATTTCAAGTGGCTCTGCTGTTCCAGAATCAATTACTGGTGGTACTGCTATTGATTTATATACTACTGCTTTAGCTGTTCCTACAACAGCATTAACGATAACTGATAGATTAGCTGTTAGAGTTTATGTTAATCATAGTGGTAGAACAATTACGCTTCATACACAAAACGGACATTTATGTCAAGCAATAACAACTTTTTCAACTGGATTAACAGCTTTAAATGGTTTAACTAATCAAGTTCAATATCTTGCGGTAGGTACAAGTGGAACTGATTTTGCTGTTTCAAGTGTAACAGATACGCATACTTTTAATTTACCAACAGCAAGTGCTACTAATCGAGGAGCATTAAATAGTGCTGATTGGAGTGCGTTTAATGGTAAACAAAACGCTTTAACATTAACAACTACTGGAACTTCTGGTGCTGCTACTTTAGTAGGTGCTACTTTAAATATACCAAATTATGGTAGTGCGTTAGCTAATTATTTGCCACTATCTGGAGGTACATTAACTGGTAACTTAAATGGAACAAGTGCTACATTTAGTGGAGTAATAACATTACCACAAAATCCAGTAGGGACAACATATGGAAATGGAGTATCGGCATCTCCTTTATATATGATTACTCAAGGAGCTGGGGATAATGATGCTATAAGATTTTATGCTGAATCTGGTGCTACAAATACTGTTACAATGGTATTTGAGGTAAATGATGACATAGAAACAGCTGGTAGCGAATGGATTTTTAGAAATAAACAAACATACGGAGTTTATGCTGCAACTACTCCATTTAGAATTAGTGGAGCTGGAGCTGCTTACATTAATGGAGATACAGTTTTACACGCTGGGAACTTTGGTTCTTATGCTTTGCCATTAGCTGGTGGTACAATGACTGGTATTATTACAACAGTTTCTTCTGGTACAGCTATTAATTTTTCTGGTCAAACTGATTCATTTGGTTATAATGTATCAAGTGGTTTAGGTACATACATTAAAGGGACTGGAAATACTTTCATTTATGGTGGGGGTGTTTTTTATGATGGTACTGCAAGTAGAACATTAATACATTCTGGTAACATTGGTTCGCAATCTGTTTCCTATGCAACTACTGCTGGGGCATTAACAAGTATGAACATATCCCAGTTTACTAACGATTCTGGATATATTACATCATCTGCACTAAGTGGTTATTTGCCATTAACTGGAGGTACATTGACTGGTAATTTAACTGGTACAACTTCTTTGTTTTCAAATAGTGTTGCTACAACAAGTCATGGAAATTCTGGTAAATGGGTAGCATCACAAACAGCAAATGGAAACTTTATTCCATATAGTTTTGAAGCTGAATATGGAAATCACTCTTGGGGTATTATAGCAAGATTTAGAATTAATCAAGCAAATGCTGATAGGCCTTCTATACAATTCTCTAATGCTACAAATGATACCAGATGGAATATTGGATATTGTTATTCTGATGATAATTTTCGTGTTACTCAAAATATGGGTTATAGAAATGATAACACAACGAGTGATTCGTGGGGTACTGAAAGGCTTAAAATAGATACTTCTGGAAATACTTATGCTGCTATTGGTGGTACATTATATGCAAATGGAAATATAGTTCTTGATGCAGCTAACTATACTTCATATGCTGCTACGGTAGGTCATACCCACGATTTAGGTAGATATAGCTTACAAGCTCCAGCATATATTGATGGATTAACTGGTGCGAATTTTAGAAGTACATTATTTGGCCATACTAATAATAACTTTAATATATCAACTGCAAGGTGGAATACAACACCAGCTATTTTATCTGGATTAGGTGCTTACGGTACTATGATAGCTTGGTCTGGAGCTGATACGCAAGGATTTATTGCTATGGATTATGCTTCTGGTAATGCAAAAATTGGTGGTGGTAATGGTAATAATATTAACTGGACTGCAATACTTTTACATTCAAGTAACTACAACTCTTATGCACCTACTTTAACTGGAACTGGTGCTTCTGGAACTTGGGGAATAGATATTACTGGTAATGCAGCAACTGCTGGTAATTCAACTACAACATCACAAAGAAACTTTAGTGGAGATATATCTACTACTGGTATGGGTCGTTTTACTGGATGGTACAATGGTAATGCTGCAACTGGATTAGCTGCTGAAATTGGTATATCAGCTGGTCAAGCATATATTATAGCTTATAATAGAGGAACAAATAACTACGGTACTTTAAATTTTGAATCATCTGCTGCTAATTTACAAATTGTTGGCTCAGTAGTAAATGTAACATCTGGTTCTTTACAACAAGGTGGAAACCAAGTTTTACACGCTGGGAATTATAACTCATACGCTGTATCTTCTCTTTATGGCTATGATGTGCCTATGGGCCAAACTGGCGATTGGATTGGAATGAGTACAGCAAGTGGTATATCTGGATGGACACATGTTATCAATATGGCTTGGTCGCAAAATAGTCAAGCTGATTGGGTAAGTCAAATTGCATTTGCTACACAAACTGGTACTGGTGCTTATTATAGAACAACAAGTGGCCCTATTACAAGTGCTGCTTGGATAAGATTATTAGATGCAAGTAATGTTGGCTCTTATGCTTTGCCTATTGGTGGTGGAACTTTAACTGGGAACTTAACTATATCAAGAAGCGCTGCTGATGTATTTTTGAAATTTACTAATGGTACTAATACTTATGGGTGGAATTTGACAACAACTAATAAGTTTAGACTTTATGATTATGTTAATGAAACTATAATTGTTGATATTGACCCAGCAGCAGCAACAAGTTCTTTTTACTATGCTAATTTTGAAATAAATTCTTCAGCTACAACTGGAGGTTCATTAATATTTAAAGCTGGAACAGCAGCAAATACTTGGGCAATAAATAAAAATAATACAACTGGCTTATCTATTACAAAAAATAGTGTATCTCAATTAAGCATTAGTGCTACTGGCGAAACAACATTAGTTAGTAGTCTTTCAGTTACTGGTGGTTATATTTCAGTAGGGCAATATGGTTTATCTTCTTCTACTTATAGTGCATTTATTAGAAGAAATGATACTTCTTCTTATGGTGCTTGGGATGTAACTGGAGTAAAAGGTGGTTATACTGGATTTGTATATAATACAACAAATCTACCTCATACTATGTTTGATTCATCGGGTAATGGGGGATTATATTATCAAACTGGTAGTAGATGGATAATGTATTATAACTATGCAGATAACTGCATAGGTATAGGTGGAGTTACAACAAATCCATCTTTTAGAGTGCGTATTAATGGCCCTACTCAATTTTCATTAGCAACAACATTTGCTAATAATATCATTGTTACCCAAACTATTACTAATAGTGTATTGGGTACTGGTATTGTTTATTCAAGCTCTGGGACTTTAACAAGTACAAACCCATCTGATATTAGATTAAAACAAGATATTAAACCTTTAGAATATGGCTTAAATGAAATAATGGCATTAAATCCAGTTAAGTTTAAGTGGAAAGATGGAAGTAACAATGGCGAAGAACAAGTAGGTTTAATTGCTCAAAATGTTCAAGAGGTAATGCCAGATTTAGTTAAAAATATATCAGAAGATAGTGAATTTTTAGGATTAGATTCTTACGCTATCAACATTGTATTAATTAACGCAATTAAAGAATTACAAGAAAGAATTAAAATATTAGAAAACAAATAAAAAAAAGAAAAATGGAAACAACTTTAACAAATGGCTTAGTGCCAATCGAACCAGTAACTATCCCTACATCTGGAGTAGCTACACAACTTTATGTACAAGCAAATAGCTTCGCAGCTTCTGCTACTAATTGTACTCTTTATTATTACTTAGCTGATGATAATAATATGCAAATGATTCAAGGTAATTTACAAATGACAGATGAGCAGTTTGCTACTTGGGGTACTGATAATTCAGTATTATACACAATAGTTGCAGATGAAAAAGGATTAGTTTTGTTATAATTAAATAAAGTATTAACTTTGTGATATGAACAACGAACAAATTTACTCTATATTAGGACAAGGTCTTGATATGGCAAACAAAAAAGGAACTTTCAGTTTAGCTGATTCTAAAGCTATTGCAGATGCGTTAATCGAATTAGGCAAGGTTTTAGGTTTAAATCAAGAGCAACAAGCTCCAACAATGACACCAGTAGAATAACTGGAATAGTATAATACTATATTAAAGAGTGTCTTGGCTAATCGCTAAGGCACTTTTTTATTATATTTGTATAAAAAAACATTATGTAATGAAGAACTTTGTCCTTAATAATTTATCTGCTATATACATTTACATTATAGTGTATTTTAGTCCAGTATTCCCAGTCTTGTTTGGCCTTGGGTTTATAGTTTTAACTGACTTTGTAACTGGAATGTTAGCAGCTAAAAAAAGAGGAGAAGTAATTTCATCAAGAAAAATGCGACCTACTGTAACTAAAGGCATAGGCTATATGGCAGCTATTTTAGTGGCTCACACATTTGAGAAATCTTTTATGCCAGACTTAAACTGTTTAAAAATAGTAAGTGGTCTAATAGCCTTAATTGAGCTTAAATCGCTTGATGAAAACATAAAAGACCTAACTGGCAAAAGCTTATTTAAACAATTCTTTAAAGAAGGCAAATGAAAATAAGTGATAACGGTCTAAAGCTTATTGAGTTTTTTGAGGGATTAAGACTTAAACCATACCTATGTAGTGCAAAAGTACCAACTATTGGTATCGGAACAACCATTTATCCTAATGGCAAAAAAGTTAGTATCAAAGATGCTCCTATCACAAAGGAACAAGCATACGAATACCTTAGACACGATATATCTAAGTTTGAGAAAGACCTAAATATCTTATTAGGCAAAACCATAGTCAATCAAAACCAATTTGATGCTTTATTATCCTTTGGGTATAATGTTGGAATGGATATAGATTCTGACACTAAAGCAGAGGGCCTTGGAGATTCTACATTACTCAAAAAAGTAAAAATAAATCCAAATGACCAAACCATTAAAGCAGAATTTTTAAAGTGGAATAAAGCTGGAGGAGTGGTTGTAAACGGATTAACAATTAGAAGAAATAAAGAGGCAGATTTGTATTTTAAGAAATAATCTTTAACTTGCACAAAATTAAGGGATTATGCGTTACAAATCTAACGACCTAATTGTATGGAATGGAATAATCACATATTACTCCATTATTAAGCCCCTATTGAGTTCCAGCGATTCAATAGACTTTGCACAGCACGAAGATATTTTACTTTATAACTCATTTGTATGAACGCAAACAGACCAAGACCAAGACTTAGCCTTACTGAATTGAATGTTAGGCAACAAAAACAATTATGGGATAAAAAACTTTATTCTGTAATGATTTTCTCCGATGTACACGGATGGTTAGCCGACCTAAGAACACTAAGATGTATCAACAGCATCCTAAAAGACAACAAATTTGATGAAGTATGTATCAATGGAGATATAGTAGATATGCCATTTTTGTCTAAACATACCCAAAAGTTGTATATGGATGGCATTTTAAACGGCTACACAGAGATTGGAGAGATAGACTACACGGTAGAACAAATCTTAAAACCATTAAGATTAAGCACAGATGCAGATATTCGTATAAGAACTGGAAACCATGATGAAAGAATTACAAAACCTAACTTATTGGGAGATAAGCAGTTAAAAAACTTAGCTATTCTTTACAATAACTTCCAGACTACTAAGCTTGAGGAAATGCTTCAATTAGAGGCTTTAGGGATGATTTATGACCCTTCTGATGTATTTACCTATTTTGATATATTTGATGTAACACACGGCCTTAAATTGGCTAAAAACGCAGCAGAACAGAACATAAAGGACTATATGTCATCTGGCTCTACTGGGCATACCCATAGATTGAACTCTAAATACCTTACAAATAGGAAAGCTCCTTATGTTTGGTTAGAATCTGGATGTACCAGATTAATCAATCAAGTGGAATATTTGCCTACTGGAGTGGTAGCAGACTGGCAAAATGGCTTTGTAACGGTACATTTCTGGGTAGATGGC